AAACGTCCGCAAAGCTTGCTCGTAATTGCTGAACGTGGAGCGCTCCAAACCTCCAGGCAAGTTCAGCAAAATCGGAGAAACTCCAAAAACCGCACAAATTCTGGATTCCAACTTGGAATCCATATCGCTAAAATCGAATTCCTCGAAAGAAGTTCCAAGCTTCTCTATGTCCGCATCTCCGTCCAGAACCGCAGGCATCGACCAATTGCGCATACCTCCATATTGTGCCGACCAACGTTCTCGTAATCTTTGGATCTGCTCTGGCTGGATAAACCCTTTTAGCTTTAGCACGATTGGAGGAAGTCCTCCGCTCGACAGATATTGATATTGGAAATTGGTAATCGCATTGTCTAAAGCGACTAAAGGATAAACCACTTTGGCAGGAGCCAAAGCGTTCAAGTGGTACAAAGGATCGTAAAGGTGGAAGTAAACCACATCCTCCATCGGAAAAGTTTTCACCTCTGAACCCGTTTGGTATTTCCAGAGGATCGCATCCTCCGTAACCACTGCCTGCAACCAATCTGGTCGCAATCGCCAAAGTTGCGCAGGTTTGTTGACCTGATTGCGAACCTTTTGCCATGCCGAGCAACCAAACAAGCTCAAATCCACAATAATATATCTCCAAAGGTCAGCTTCGTTCATCAAAGGATTCGGCTTTTGGATCAACCGCACAGCAGGATCTTCCTCCTCGAGAAGTTTTCCATCACGAAAAACGTTTAGATGCACCTTGCTCGCGCTGTTAGCTTTGAAGTTAACAGCCGCGAAGACGATTGGGTTTTTCTTGTATGCTTCCTCAACAAGCTTTTCCGATGATTCCGTCCCAAAACTCCAGCTCCCCCAATTAGACGGAAAAAGCACGCTCGACCAGGCAAATTGTTTAACACGATTGAAAAACCTCTTCAGCATATTACCTCCATCACACGTAAACTCCTACGCCAAATTTGACCCCGTGCAAAGCCAAAGCGATCGCAGCTAAAGCGTCCGACAAGTGTCCACTCCCAAAAACGTTGTCCATCGTCGAAAACTTAAGCTCGTTGTAAAGATATCGAATCATCGGAAATCTGATTTTTCCGTTCTGTATCCAAACAATCGCACGGGAAAGCAACTCTGTCCTATCCCTGCCGACCATAATGAAAGGATTGGCAGAGGTTTCTAAGTAATCTTGTACCACATCCCCCAGACCCGTTCCATCATGAGTGGAGCGGAATGGCTTGTACATGCGGTTTACATAGTCCAACCTTTCTAGCATAAGCTTCCAAGGTTGTTGTTGTCGGCGCTCAAAGGTAACCAATCGAAAAGGATCGCAATCGATCCGGATGGTTACGATAACCGTATAGTCTTCCTTGCGAGCCCAATCCGCTCCTGTTACATAGATCCCCTCTGGGGCTGTTGGCTCCACTTGGATAAACTGGTTTACATGACCTTCCCAAACCTGAGAGACATCGAAAATCTGCAGCAAAACCTCGTCCGAAAAAACCCGATTGCTAGGATTCGGCTCCTGCAGCTCATATTCCATGTTCCACATTTGCTCGGTTATCTCGTGCTTTTTGCGCTCGATTTCCTCTTCCTCCAGCCAGCCATCTATCGGATTGGACGATTCCTTATAGCACCATGTAAAAATTTTCCAATCCCTTTGCTTGGCTCTGCGCATGATCTCGCTCATTGTCCCATCCGCATACTGCCAAGTAGACGACAAAACCGTCTGCGATTTTATGCCTTTCTTGGAAAGTGTCTGACCAAGAGCGGCTTCTAATACGGAAAGATCCATCTCATCGATCTCGTCCATGCGCAACCTTTGGGGATGGGGTCCTCGCACACTGCGTTGGGAAGCCATAAGTGCCTGGATCGAATTGCCCATGACGAACCGAGTCTCCGTCTGGGATGGATCGGAAGCTAAAAGGTATCTCGGAGCAGAGGGTCTGGACAGAAACTGCTGGATATAACGATGCACACGTTTGGATTGCTCCCCAGAGCCTCCCAAAACAGCCACGTCCGCTCCCAGCAAAATGGACTCCGTCAATCCCAGCAAAGCCAGCAAAAAGCTCTTTCCACCAAATTCTCTGCTGGCATGCCACACTGCTATGCTGGAACGCGCAAAAAACGCATGCGCGAACGCTTCCCACGGAGAACAGTGCTCTGGGCAGACTCTGGTTCGAGGAATGGTAACTCCCCACGCCAGTTGGACAAATTTATGCAGCGTTTCTTCGGTTTGGATTGGAAGAATGACCTTTACTGTATTGCTAGAATTTAGACTAAGATTCGACTTCTTTGCTTCCATTGTCAGAGAGGTCAAAACTCCCATGGGATACATCTTGTAACAAGATGTATCGATTGCCTTGTGCGTCCACCAAATTATCGAAATAAGTTTTGCGAGTTAGCCATTCCTGCACAGTCTCGACCAAGCTGAGCCACTCTCTTGGATTTAGCTCCATCAGAATCGGCTCGCCTGGCATGGCAGGGTGCGGAGGGAAAACTGCCTTACCATGCACTAGCAGATCTGCGAGAATCTGCGCAATGACTTCTTTGCGCTTTTTGCGCTGGGATGGGGTTATGATGTAACCCTCCAGCTTGCGTTCCACCAGTGCTTGGACGGAGATCTTAGGTTTCCGCATGAAATTAATTATACCTTAAGTCAGAGCAGCCGTCTCCGGAAAGACGACTGCCCATTGATAGGGAGGGACAGGAGGGAGGAACGGAAAGGAATCCTGAGTGTATTATAACGCATTTTTCTCTTACGGAAAAGGTTTTCTGGATTTACGGAAAAACGACTTGGAAGTGGATTCGATCGATTTGTCGGAAAATTTGCTGTGCAATTTTTTAATATTCGGTTTTTCGAATCATCCATGGGGGTCTAAATTCATTAAAATTTCATTAAAACTCGACTACCATGGATCTTCGATCCATGGTAGATCCATGGGGGATCCATGGGGGTTTAGAGCCAGATTCTATTTTTTCATTAATGAAAGCTTAAAGGCAGATAAGGAAATCATTAAAAACTACCATGGCTACCATGGAAATCACACTTTAAAGAGTCATCGAACACATGTTTAAGCATATAATTACAATGCGGAGTATTTTTCCATGGTTTCCATGGTAGCCATGGTAGCCATGGTAATTTTTTCGAACATTAGATCCACTTTCGAAATCCATGCATCCAGTCTTAAAAGTGTTTTAGTTAAGTCCAATCCCCATAATTATGTTTCAACACCATTTTCCATGGTATCCATGGTAGTAGACTTCAAAAACAAAGAGACCCACGTTTTTTCCGTGGGTCTCTGCAGGGGAAATGGAATTTAATTTTCTACGCTGGTATCCTCATCTCCTTCAATTTCCACTTCGCAGATGAACAGATTATTGGAATCAGATAGGATTATCCTTCTTGGGTACATTTTCGGTAGCGGATGTGGGATCTCTTCCACCAGCTCCCATACTCCTGATTCATTCCGTCTCCAAAGGGTTACATTATTCATTTCAGGACTCCTTTTCTACCCAGGTGAGTTGGTATTTCTTGAGAACAAATTCTAAAGCTTCTTCTTTGCTTTCGGGCTCTCCAGGAACCCCTCTACCCCAAGTGGTAGGGCAATTTGGATCCTGGTCCTCGAACTGGAAAACGTGCGCTCGCTTTATTCTATCATACATGTAAACGACTCGGGATTGCAGTCCATATTGGTTTTCTACTATGCCGAGGACTTGGGGCTCTGAGAATTGCTCAAATCTTTCTTTCATGGCTGGATTCCTTCCTATTTGATTTTAGACAGCAGTGCTTGTGTTAGAGGATCTGTGCGAACTTTCACGTCGTTTATACCAAGAGTCTGCAAAAACTCTAAAATTTTGATCAACTCCTCCCGATCTTCTGGGATTCGGATTCCCCAAGCTTTCTTGGGAGTCGTCCCCAGAGCATCTGTGTAATACTCCATCCACTTGAAACCGTGCTGCTTCAGGGTTTCCTTGATAGAATAGGTGTCACCCTTGCTGATAACGATCCAAGCCCCTCCAGAGAACATGTTATTTACGACTTCCGCCTCATAGGGCTCTTCTTTCTTAAGATTCCGATAGCACTCGGGGCAGACCATGTTGGTCTCATACCATCGGATTTTTCGATCGCGCTCTTTGCTGGGTCCAAAGAGTTCTACGGTGTGCTCCCCGTGTCCGCAACTGTATTTTACTGTGTACTTAGCCATTTTCTAGACTCCTTTCCGTTTTTGTATTTTATGCTTATATTATAGCGGATTTTTGCAAAAATACCTTAAAATAAGATTAAAATTTGATTAATGTTTGATTAAAATTTCGAAATTTAGAAACTCTAACCAAATGGATTAAAAATCTTTAATCTTTTTCCAGTCAAAAGTCCAAGAAATGTATTTAAAATATCCCCACAAGTCTGAACGGAAAGGAGTTTAGTTTACCAAGTTGCGCAAGATACTTTGGATCCCACCAGGCAACGGAAAGACGAGAATTGCGATAAACCTTATGCAAAAATGCAATGCGGAAAACTTACTTGTCGTGGCTCCACTGTCTCTGCACGAGTGGTGGAGGAGGGAGTTGAATAAGCAATTTTCCGCTCCTTATCGGATAACTTCTTACGACAAAGACCCCGACTGGGAAGAGACTTTTTCCGCAATTATTTTCGATGAATCCATCCTGTTGAAAAATCGAAAAACAAAGAGATTCCAACGCTGGAAAACTTACGTCCAGCGCACTAAACCGCAACATATACTGTTGCTGACGGGCAACCCGATTGGCAAATATGCGGACGACTTATGGACGCAATTGCACTTGCTGGATCCTAAGAGGTTTTCCTCTTATTGGCGCTGGACGGAAGAGCACTGCTACGTGCAGCGCTATTGGGGTTGGGAAGTGGTAGGTAACCGCTCATCTTTGGATAAGGTTGTGCATTCTGCTTATCCGTACATTTTGTACGACGAGAATCCACACAATGTGCAAATTCCAGATTTTCTTTTCCACAGCATAAACGTTGGACTTTCTTCCGTTACCTTAGATTTCATTTCCAAATTGTATCGGGATTTATATTTAGCAGAGTCTCCCATAGCGAACAAACTTACTTTGCTGTTGCGGACGATGCAAATTGTAAGCGATCCGTTTGTTTTGGATCTAGCTTTGCCACGGGATCGTTATAGGGCATTGCTAAATGTTTTGGAAACTGTGGAAAAACCCGTTTTGGTTTTCACGTCCTTCAAGCACAACCTTTACCATCGGACTGTGGACGTGCGGAAAAAGTTTAGAACCGAGTATCTAACAGGGGAAACCAAACCTTTCGAACGACAAACCATAATGGATCGTATCAACGATAGAGATTTGGAAGTGGTTTTTCTCACCCCTGGGGTGGGAAGGTTTGGATTTAATGCGCCTGATTGCTCTTTAGTGTTTTGGGATTTACCGATTGCTTACGATTATTTTTACCAAGCGATCCACCGAGTCAGGCGTCTCACTTCGACCAAAAGGTCTGAAGTTTTCTTGCTCCACAGCGAAGTGAAAAGCGATAAAGTACTTTTGGATTTGCTCTTGCGCAAATCGAAATATACTTTGCACTCTGTATTGAAACAAATTCTGCTAGAAAAGGAGGTTCAAAATGTTCCCGAATGAAGTCTTGTCCAGGAAAATAACCGAATTGGAAGATTTGATAATCCAGTGGAAAAAGTTTTCCGATCATGTTCCTAAAGGTGTCCGATGGGCAGCGCAGCACTTGCTGGAAGAGTACGACTCCAGAGAGTTGCCCGTCTGGGTAAAGGTTATTTGCCACACACCAGATTCGGACTGGGACGATACTCTGCAGCAAATTTACTACGAGATCCAGTCTGACAGAGCTTATCGGGAAAGCTTGCGAGACTTATGACGTTTACCATTAACCCAAGCAAACTCTCTGCCTTTATCCGATGCAAACTAAAGTATGCTTTTGGACGTTGGGAAATCCCCGCTCCACCCGTGGAAAGCATAACTTTAGGCTCTGCGGTGCATACCTTGCTCCAAGAATATTACGAGAAAGGCATTTGGAATTTGGACGCCATAAAAGACACAGAATTTGACCTGAGCTGGTTCATTAGTCAATATGTGAGTAAAGCCAATATCGGTAAGGTTATTTCCGTGGAGCGAAAGCTGGAATATCCCCTATCCGAGGATCTGACTCTAAATGGAAGGATCGATCTAACGATAAAGGATATGGCGGATAAAATCTGGGTAGTGGATCACAAAACTACCCGAAAATCTCCCGTCGCGATAACGTATGCTATGTCTCTGCAGGGGATTTTCTACGTGTGGCTTTCTAGACAGTTGGGAGAGAGTGTGGATGGCGCGATGTATAACGTTTTGGTTTTGGACACCGCACGGAAAAAGCTGGAAGTCCAAAGGTACTGGCTATTGTATAGCCAAGAGCAATTAGATGCTTTCCAAGCAGAGCTGATGGAATGGATCAAGGAGGTGCTGGAAGTAGAGCAAAAATATATTTTACCCAAACAATTACCCCGTCGAACGGCTTTGTACACATGCCATGAGGAGTGCCCATGGCTGGAATATTGTAACAAAATCTATCCGTGGTAACAGAAAGGAGTCGTATGGCTATAAATATCCAGAAGTTTGACCGTAAAACGTACTTACAGAAAATAAAATTCCTAATCTATGGAGAGTCGGGTGTGGGTAAAACGACTTTCGCGAGCACGTTTCCAGATCCGTTGTTTTTGGACACTGAGCATGGTTTGGCTTCTTTGCAGATGACTGTGGATTACATCACCGTCGACAATCCAAAAATAATGGAGGAAGCCATAGAGTTTGCCAAGCACACCGACAAGTACCAAACGATCGTGGTGGACAGTGTGACCCGATTGCAAAGTGTGCTGATGGAAAACATCCTCGAAGACTACCCCGACATTAAAAGACCTTACGACAGTTTGCCGACTATGAACGATTACAACAAGTTGATACGGGATTTTACCCAATACATTTATGACCTGATAGCTTTGGACAAACTGGTCGTGCTTATCGGAGTAAACACTGCCAAGTCCTTCGAGGAGGACGTTATCCAACCTGCCTTCACAGGTCGCATGACCAGTAAGCTGATCTGTGCCGCAGTGGATATGGTCGGTTATATGTTCAAAGTCCTCCACGAAGGCGAAACCAAACACGTTTTGTCTTTTGATATGCCGAACTTTGTGACTAAGTGCAGGATTGCCCATAACCTTCCTCGTCTTATCCAAAATCCAACGTATCAAAAAATCTTATCTTACATGGAGGTGCAAAATGGAAATCAGTCTGGAGCGTAGCGCAAACGTTTTGGAACCTGGCAAATATACCGTTTACCCTATTCGAATCTCCCCTGGAGAGGGCAATTCAGGGTATCCGTATATCCAGGTCGTTTGGATGGAATTACAAAGCCAGCAGCTCATCTGGGATTACTTGTCGCTTTCTCCGAAGGCACGCTGGAAATTGGATGCGATTCTAGATTTGATCGGTGCTCCGACCTCAGGGAAGGTTTCCCTAGAGCAGTTGGAGTCGACCTTAAAGAAATTCTCTTTCCAGGTGTCCGTAATCCAGGAGAAATACGAATCCCGCTGGCAAAACAAAGTGAAAGGATATCTGACAGTGTCCCTGCTGAACGAAGAGGAAATCCAGCAATTGGAGGAAGTTTCCAAACCGATCTTGGAACGTCTGTCTAAAGCTTCCGAAGATATCGACATCGTGGAGCCGATGCAGGACGTTCTAATTCCTCCCAAGCAGGGTGTTTTCGAGGATTTACTCAAAGAGTTGCAATGAAGCTGGTAGTCTTAGATCTTGGGATAAACACAGGTATAGCTTGGCTACGGAAGGACGACAAAGTGGTTTATTACAGGACTGCTTGCGTCCCTTTGCAAGAATCCACTAAAGTCGTCCTTCCAGACCCAGAGGTTTTATATGTGATCGAAGATTTCCCTGTTTGGAAATCTGTAAAATACGTAAAAATTTGGCTGAAAGAACTTTTGGAAAACTTCGGAGTAAATACCCTATGGGTCAGACCTGACGTTTGGATGCATTCTATGCGCAGGTACACAGAGCACTTGCCCAAACCCGGAACCCCACACGAACGAGATGCTTTGTGGCTTGGGTTGTACACTTTAGAGCAGCAATGCAAAGAGAAAAAAGGAGTGCTACAGTGGGATATAAGAGTCTCGCAATTTTAGGATCTGGAGCTTCTTCTGCGGTGGTGGCTTATGTTTTCCGACAGATTTTTCCGCAAATAGACATTGACATCTGGACGATGCGGAGAGAAGTCGTGGTTTACCCGTTTACCAGCATCGAAAGCGAATACTTCGAAAGAAAATTTCCTCTGTTGCCGAGAATACTCTGGAAAATACATTGGACGGTATCTCCCGAAGACTACAAAAAGAATCGCTGGGGAGATTTGCACCATCTGGTTGGAGATTCCAATTTGTCTAAGGAGTATCCAACAGGTCAAAGGTACTATTTAGAACCCCAAATTCTGTGCAACTGGCTGATAGGGATATCTGACGTGCACTGGAAACTCTTAGCCAGTCCATTTACCCAAGAAGAAATCCAAAGTCTGACGGAGAAATACACATGGGTTGTGCAAACCTTTCCAAATCCAAAACATGCACAACCAGTCTGTTGGGAATGGATCGTCGCATTTCCTAATGGAAATTGCCCAGAAGAGAAAACTTTGTGCTTAACCCACGGAGGAAATCCACCAGAAACTCGATGTTGGGAATACGGAAAGATTAGATTCCAGGAATATCGTATCCACTACGAACCACCGATTTTCCCTGATGAACTTTATCGAATAAAGTTTAAAATCCTGCACCCTAGCACAAAACCAATTTCTCCCGTGGATGAGGTGTTTCCGAACCTTATTTACATTGGCAGATATGCTTTGTGGGATTTTTCTTTTTCCATTGAATCTATACCAGATTTGCTTTACAAAATATTAAATACTGATTAAGGAGGTTGCTATGGACGAAACGAAAGAATTACAAATGTTCGATTCTTACTGTGCGCAAGGAAGAGAAATCTTCGTGCGCAAAAACAAAGAGTACGGTGGATCTTACCACTGGATGGGTTTAATTGGAGTGGTAAGTGAGATCGCTGGAATTTCCATGCGGTTGGTGAGTGCAGTTTTCCAGAATTTTGGTAACATCGAACCCAATCGAGACTCTGTAAAAGACGCTTTGCTGGATCTGCACAATTATGCCAGCATGGGTCTAATTTGTCTGGAAAACGACAACATCCTAGGAGAATTTTTGCAAGGAGCTAAAAAACGATGAAGCCGAAAATTTTAGTCCACCAAGAACCTTATCGAGATAAAATCCTGCGATGGTTCACAGGAGTTACGGCAGAAGTGCATCTGATTAGCATGACGCCCAATCCCAAAAAGCTTATCGCCCTCGGAATGCGCGCCTACACTGGACATTACGAGACAGACATTCCAGAAGACTTGGTAGAACCGTTCTTCCGAGATTCCAGGACAGCTTTGGCGACACCTTTGGAGTGGGTGAATTTTGTTTTCCTCCTTAAAGACGTCCCAAGGTTTTTCACCCATCAGCTTGTGCGGAACAGGATTGGAGTGTCGTTTGTGCAGCAATCAACTCGCAACAAAACGGAGCAGCTTTACTTCGATTTCCTTTTGCCACCGTCTTATGTTCGAGCAGGATATAGCTTGGAGAAAAACTTGGATTTAAACCAGCTAATACAAGCCAATCTTGCAGCCGCTAGAGTGATTATCGACGCTTACCATACAGAGCACTTGTCTGCCGAGGATGCTAGATTCGTTTTGCCGCACAATTTTCTAACTCACATTTACTGGCAGACGAACTTGGTCGCTCTTAATAGAGTGTTCGATAAACGTTTCTGTTGCCAGGCGGAAAAAACGGTATGGCTCCCTGTCCTGTTACAAATCATGCGATTATTGCAATCGAATTGTCCAGGTTTAGAACAGGTTTTGTCTTCTCCGTTTTTGCGAGGTGAAAGTTGTGGTTATACCGCGAGTTTCGACAAACCCTGCACCTGGAAAGGAAAGACTCGGGAGGAGATCCTGAATGAATCGATATCTGATTCTGGATCTTGAAACGACTGGGTTGGATTGGTGGAGAGAAAAAATTGTAGGAATAGGTATAAGGTTGGAGCCAGAGGGTAGGGAAGAGTTTTTTCCTTACCCTGATCCAAGCAGACTTAGGGAATACTTGTTGAAGTACAGAGATCGGGTATGGATCGGACACAACATTAAGTTCGACTTACTCTTTATCCATTACCCTCCAGAGATTGTTTACTCTCTGCAAATAAGAGACACAATGGACATGGTGCACTTGTACGATTCGAGGCTTTCTAAATCTTTGGTAGAAGTGGAGAAAGAGTTTCTCGGATCGGAAACAAAATTCTGGCACCTACATCAGGAAAACAAGCGGAAAATAAAATCTTGGGACTTGGATAAAGTAAAAGAATATTGTCTGAACGACGTGCTGATAACTTGGAACGTGTTCAGAAAATTAGAACCAGAATTGGAAAAACTGGAAGTTTATCATATTTTCCGCAAAAATATGGAATTGCTCAAGGTGTTATATGAAATCGAATACTTTGGATTTCTTTTCGACAAAGAGGAAGCGGATCGCAGTGTCAAAATTTTGGAAGAGAATCTAAAATTACAAGAGGAACAGTTTTTCCAGAAGGTTGGTGTAAGGTTCAACTGGCGTAGCCATAAGCAGTTGAGTTATTACGCTTATGATTATCTGGGTTTTCCACGACCTGAGAACCCTTTTTTGGATCCGATTACAGGGGAGGACTTGGGTCGAAATCCAGAATCGCGCAAATATAACAGCACGATGGTATCCAGTTCTATATTAGTGGGTAAAGCAAAACACCCATGGGCTTTGGACATCCAGTTCTTGCGGGAAACGGACAAGGCAATAGATTTTATCCAGCGTCTTAGCAGTTTGACTGACGACAAAAACTTTCTGCATTCTTCTTTTAACATTAGTGGAACTAGAACAGGTCGAATAAGTTCCAGCAGACCGAACTTGCAAAACATCATGAGTGGGATGCGAGGGTTTTTTTTGTCTTCCTCTTTCCTGGATGCAGAAGCCGTGGAAGCTATCCTGAACCGCAGCCAAGCTTACAATGTGCGCAGACTTTTCATCGCCCGTCCAGGATACCAAATTGTGAGCATCGATTACAAGCAAATGGAAATGCGCATGTTTGGAATTGTTTCCAAAGATCCCCACATGCTGGAATTTTTGCAAGCAGGCACAGACATCCACAGCCAAATCGCGCAAAGGGTCTGGGGTAAAGCTGACGAGATAACCCGCGATTGGGCTAAGCAGATCGGATTTGGTTTGATTTATGGCATGACGATGGGGTCGTTGCGCTTTCGGCTAAACCTTACTCTGGAGGAGGCTAAAAAAATCACTTCCGATTACTGGAACACTTTTCCAACCATTCGACCCTGGCTTTTCGGAGTGGTGGAAGAGTGTAAAAAGAAAGGTTATTTGCGATACTGGTCAGGTAGAATTTGGAGAGAGGACAAAGTAGAAAAAATGTATCGTGGAGCCAATGCACTGATCCAGGGAGGCTGTGCAGATCTGCTTTCCGTCGCAGTGCTACGGGTAAACAATTACATCAAGCGCAACAATCTGGATATTCGCATGGTAAATCTAGTGCACGACGAGATAGTTTTCGAAATGCGGGAAGAAGATTTCGAACACATTCCAAAAATCGCTAACATCATGCAAGTAGAGGACTTGTTTGGAATACCTTTCATCGTGGACGTGAAAATCGGCAGATCTCATGGAGAATTGGAGTCGTATGGAAAATCTGATACAGGAACTGGAAAACAGATTTTTTCACAATAGGTTGAACTACGCGACAGCGCAAATTGGAGCCAGTCGTCTGGCTTATTATCCAACCAAGCAAGAAATAACCGCAGAAGCAATCGAAAAGCATCTAAACGGTGAGATTGCTATTGCAGTTTTCCCGATTTTCGAAAACACCGTAAAATGGATGGCTTTCGATATTGATTCGAATAACTCTGTGGTAAGTGCTTTCGATGCGCAGAGACTTTCCGATTTTTTATCTTCCATGTCCATTCCCCACATGGTGGAGTTCAGCGGCAGGAAAGGATATCATGTATGGATACTTTTGGAAGACAAAATTTCTTCTTCCGTAGCTTTTACGTGGTTGCAGCAGATATTGCTTAACTTTAAACACTCTGCCAGGATCGAAATTTTCCCAAAGCAACCCTCCATCAGAATATCGGCTATGGGAAATCATCTAAAATTGCCTTTGGGGTTACATCCTGTTACCAAGAATCGATCGTTTTTCGGTAAATTTAATTCCACAGGTGAATTCGTCCCTGAGGAAAATTTCGAATGGCAAATTTGCTCGATAGAGGATTTGCACAAGCAATTACCGTTGTCTTCTTCCGAACAGTTGGCTACAATTTTGTCCCAATACTGGACGGAAGGAAGTCGGCACTCCATGGCTTTAGCTTTGTCTGGGTTTTTAGCCAAAACGGGTTGGTCGCAAGTGCAAACCATCAATCTGATAACAGAAATATGTAAAAAGTCTGGCGACGCAGAATTGGAAAACAGACTAACCTGTGTTCGGGATACTTATAAACGTTTTGCGAGAGGAGAGCCAACCCTTGGATACAGTCAACTTGTGGATTTACTGCCTGTTGCAAAACTAAAAGAGATCCTTGCGTTGGTTTTCGACACGTTACCCCAAGAGCAAATCCGTCTAATCGATCGAATCCGATTGGACAGGAAACCCTCTTTCCTTAAAGTGCGGGAAATAACAAAAATTTTGCACACCCATTTACTGGACAATGGCAAAATATTCTACGACTCCGCTCGAGACCAGTTATTCTGGTTTTCTCCGCAGCAGAGCGTAATTCCTTTGGAATCCCCAGAGTTTTTTTATTATCTGTACAAAGAATTTGGAATTTCTGTTGCAGAGGATTTTGGGCGAAAAGTTTTTAAGGATGTTACTTTGCTATGCTCTAAAGAAGCAGAATCGAAAAGAGTACATCTAATAAGCCACTGGGACAGTACAAAAAAGGTTTTATACATAAACCCAGAAGGAAACAAAGTTTTCGTTCTAAACGGAGAAACCATCCTGCAGCAAAGCAACGGGGAGGAAGTTTTCTTCCAAACGCGTATGCATTTGGATTTGGACTGGTCGGATTGGAAAGAGATCGACGTGTGGTCAGTCTTGTCGGATGACTTGACTTTCCAATCTTCTGAGCTAGCCAGCGCATCTCCAGAGGAGCAAGTACAGTTGCTCCGTTTATGGATTTTGTCTATTTTCTTCCCGGAGTTGATGCGGACAAAACCCTTGTTGTTGGTGGTAGGAGATCCAGGATCTGGAAAAACAACTGCTGTGCGCAGAATCATAAAACTTATCGAGTCACCAGAGTTGGATGTTTTGGAATTTGTTTGGGACAAACCGGATGCGCTCAGGACTTCTATAACTCATCACAGAGTTCTGTGTTTGGACAACATGGAAAACACACGGAGCAACTGGTTGCTAAATATATTGGATGCGATTTCCACAGGATCCTCGATCGAACTCCGAAAACTTTATTTTACCAACGAGATGGTTCGACTGCAGCCTGACTGCTATGTAGCCATAACGGCTATTAGCTCACCGTTTTCCGAAGAGTCGTTTTTCGACCGAGTTCTGCCAATCGATTTGCGCAGAATCAAAAACCCTCTGCCAGAATGGGAAATCCAAGAATATCTACAAAATAATTGGAAATATCTGTGGTGTGATATGCTGCAAAAGCTGAACAAGGTTGTTCGAGAAATCCAAACCCATCCATCCAAAGAAATTATCCGCTTGCGGATGGCGGATTTCGCCTCTCTTGCTAGCAGGGTAAAGACAATTCCTCCCAACATTTTGGACTATGAGATCTTGCAGAGCGGTTTAAATAACCTTTCCAACAGACAAGTGCAAAAAATGGCGGAGGAAAGTCCATTTGTTACGATCCTGCTGGAGTGGCTGGAACGGTATCCAAAGGAATCCAGAGAGTTTAAAACTCTACGGGAACTCTCTGACGATCTCATTCCAATCGCAAAATTTCGAGGACTAAAATGGAAATGGTCTAGCACGGTAAGTTTAGCCAACCATTTGCGTGCGATCGAGTTGGAATTGGACAAACTAATCGGTGTGGAGATTAAGATGGATAGGGTAAATGGCAGAAAGGTGGAAAAATACAGGTTTGGGTATAAGCTATACGGAAAAAATGTTGGAGAAGAGCATTAATCGAACACTAATCAAATTTTAATCTTATTTTAAGATATTTTTGGAGAAAATCCGCTATAATACAAACATAAATTCACAAGAAAGGAGTCCCAATGAATATGAACCAAGTAACTTTATGGCGATTAACCAACACGATCAAATCTCTTTCCGATTCTACCTTTATACGGGTAAGAGTCCCATTCGGACCCGTGGTCGAGGTGAACGGTCGCAACGGAAATCGTCCTGTCTGGAGGGTAGGGAGCATGTCCATACCCGATAAATTAGACACATTTTTCCTTGCGGATAACGGAAGGTACTCATTGATTTTCAGCCCGTATTATTATTTGAATTTGGATCCATCGGAAGGACAAATCGACACAGGTTTGGAACTTGTGGAGGGGATTTTGCCTGCAAGCACAGTTGTGCCGATTTTCCGCAAGGTAAGGGAAGCTTTTTTACTTTTTAGCGACCAGACTTTGTTAGACAAGTTTCTACCCACGGAGACTGTCCGCATTTATACAATAAGACCTTATAAATCTATATTACCAGATTTTCTGTAGGAGGCATACCTATGAACCCGAAAAAAGTAATTGTAACAGCAGGATCAGAATACGGAGAATTTGTTTGTGAATTCGCAATCGAAGACGGAATCCTCTGCCTTACCCGTATGGACGGGGATGGCAATCTGGCAGGGAACTCTTTGATTCTGGAATTCGAGCAAGAGCATGTGGATAACATCTACGACTTGCGGAAAAAACTAATAAACGAAGTCCGCCACAGGGCAGAACGTTGTGGTTGCCATCGTTGCCAATACGATGTCCGCATCGAATTTTTGGAGTGATTGTCTATTGGAAAGGAGTCTAAAATGGAAACCATATTATTCTCGATTGAGAAAACTCGTTCAGGTCGACCAGCGATCTGGGTTGGAGGGGGAGCAACAAGCAACCGTTTCGCAGCCCAATTCGTTCTGCGGGACAAGAAACTTGCTCCTGCGTGCTTTATCAAAACCAGTGGGCACCGTTGCAATAGCAACCAAGCCCTCGTCCCCATTCGAGAGGGGGACGTAATCGTAGGGATTCAAGGGACTCGCCCAGCGAGTCTTGAGAACCCTTGCATTGGAGTTCACGGCTGGAAGGTCGTCGAGTTCCAAACCAATGACAATGAACTTCTAGCAGTTTGCCATAAGGTAGATATTAGCAAAGATGACGTCCCTCCATCAGTGTGGCATGGCTGTGGAGTTTATCACAACAGGGATGGGAGGTATTTCGTTTCTTAATAAGTAAATTACCTCCCATCCCCACTCCCATTGCCGTTCTATGGCACAGGGTCCGGGACTATCTCTGAAGATAGTCTCGGCATTTTTGTTTATGGGCAATTCATGCCCACCCGTTGACAAAGGACGAGAAAGGAGAATGAAAAATGTTCTATAAAGACCAAGACAAAATCTACGAAATAGCTTTTATTCGGGACATATATCCAGAAGAAGCAGCTTTACCATATTATGTCTGCCCTTCTGGCAGCCCCATTCCTGATGGTTACGTTGTCCTCAAGAAAATTCGGAGATATAGCAACGACGGGTTTGTATATCTCTACCCAGTGGGGGACAATGAGGATGGGGACTTTCTCGTTTGTATGCATAAAGACGATGCTATGGAACAGGAAAATTTTAAAGGGTGGCTCGAGCAATATGAACGTGCCCTAAACGGAGCACTCTACGAATACACAATTAAGCAGTATTCTCCGCATGGAGGGATTTGGGTACTGGATGAGGAAACCAAATCTATTGACAGTCCACCTGGATGTCCTGTAGAAGTACACAAAATTGAGGTTTTAATTGAAAAATGAACAAAAAGAGGTAGTCTTTGCCCAAAGAGACTCCCTAGGAGGAGAACAGGATGGACGTAATCAGATGGAAATCCTTTTGCAACAAAACTTACTCGAACCTGGAATTTGTCAACAAAGTGTTTATCGAATGTGCCTTCTTGGGTTGTACGTTTTCCCGATGCACATTTACGGATGTCTATTTTATCCATTGCCGTTTCGATAGTTGTAGCTTTTACGACAACGACGGATTCTTTTACACTTTGGAAACCCGATTCGAAAACTGCAGTGGAGATCTAGGAAAAATCCGCAGTCTATAGGAGGAACCCATGCGACAGTCTAAAGAATTCCAACTCAAAAAGAAAGCCATCCAAAAAAGGTGGCGTGAACTTTGCAGAATGTCTCCGCAAAAACTTCGGGATACGTCTAATCGATATTTCAAATTTTCAGACCCAAACGTCTCCCTCGGTTTAATTCGGGAAATAATTATGGAAGCAGAATTCGGTTCTGATTACTGGAGCTTTATAGACTATTAAGAAAGGAGTCCAACATGAGTCACGAAATCTTCGGAGAAAGGTTCTGGGGGCACAGAAAGCCTGCCTGGCATAACTTAGGAGAGGTTTTCCAGGAGTCGTTAACCGCTACGCAAGTCCTGGAGCTTGTTCAAGCGACCAAACCCATCTCTTTCGAGAAATGGGACGGGTTTTTTATCTCTCCTGACCAGCAAAATTTTCTGGCGCAGGATAAATCAGTTGTTGTCCGTCGGTCTCCGGATGGAGATGAAGTCCTCGGACTGGTTAGCAAAGAGTTCCAAATTTTAAGTCCCGAAGAAATTGGACAAATTTGGGATAACGTTCTAGGGTGGGAGGTAGAAACCTTATTCTTCACTCGCAATCGAATGGTAATAACCAGTCGGTTACCACGGGTGGAATTGCATCCGAACGATCCAAGTGACTGGAACTTGCACGCTATTCTCGATTTTCCTTATCAACCTGGAATTCCAATCCAAGCACGGATCGCTCCAGTGAGGGTGGTTTGCATGAATACTTTAGCTTCTTCTAGACTGGAAGCGACGTTAAACGTGTCTGCCAGACACAATTCCAAAGAAGTCCGCAAAATTGAAGTCTGGTTGGACTCCTGGGCAAGAAGTTATCACAATACTGTAAGAGAACTGGAAGCAATTCTGAATCTGTTTGCAAAAACTTCTATACAATGGGAAGAAATTTCAGAGAGGTTTTTCGCAGAAGTTTTTAAGCAAAACTTCGAAAAACGGTTGGAAAATTTCAACCGCATGCAAGTTTATGGAACATCCGTGGAAACAGGATCCATGCTCGGTTGGCTAAACGCTATAACGGAATACGCCGACTGGGCTAATCGACACAAGGAAACTGAACTAACTACCTTGTTTGGTCATAGATATAACCTTAAACAAAAAGCGTTTGAGTTTGCTACCACGGTAGCAATCGGATAACGTTTGCCCAAAACCCAAACCAAACAGAGTCCTTAATCAGGATTCTGTTTGGTTTAAAAAATCGGCTTTAGCATATAAAGCAATTTTGCACCAGCTATTATCCGTGGAAATAACTTCCACTTTAGTTGATTCAGATAAGCTTCCAACCACCGGAGCAGACAGAGATGGATTTAATCTTATGTTTAAAGCAGGAACGCTTACTACAGCATGTCCTGTATAACCCTCTTTAAGTCCTGTCGAAGAAGCAGAAATCGCTTCGAAAAACGGAGAAGGATCTATTTCTCCCTTGTTGTAAGATCCAGGGGCTCCAGGTACACGCAATTCAAAGTGTAAATGGGGTCCTGTGGAAAATCCCGTATTGCCAGACAAGCCTATCTGCTGGGATTGGGAAACTTTTTGTTGTACAGAGACCTGAATTTTGCTGAGATGCGCGTACAGAGTCCAAAACCCATTGTGACGGAGTAAGATAAAATAACCATACCCTTTCTCGTCGTACCCAGTTTTTTCCACCAGACCTTCTGCGGAAGCTAAAACTGGAGTCCCTACGGGCAAGCCAAAATCTAAACCATTATGTCCTGGTTTTCCAAATTTAGAGTAAATATGGGGATTGACTCCGAACAATTGTGTAATGGGAAATTTACCTACGAATGGAAGACGTAATCTAATGGATTCCATGACTTAAAATTTCTAAAATTTGGGTAATTAACCAGATCAGGACTGTGCTACCAAGAATTCCCCCAAGCCAAGTTAACATCTTGTTAGACTGTTCCAATTTAGATACGATTTCTAACTTCCTTTCATGCTCTTCCAGACGTCTCCATGCAGCGTCGATTTTCGCTTCCAGAAGAGGATGAGATCCTGCTTGGTTGGTTTCTATAAGTCTCATTCTGTCCTCGAGTGTGCAAATTTTTTCTTTGATTTCCAAAATATCTTGAGCGATTTTCTCGATCTGCATGGAGACTACAGCAATTTGCTTTTGCAATGTGATGTATTCAGGCTCGGTCATCGCTTGACTAATTTATGGGTGGTTTGATTGGAAATTGCAACCATAATGACTATGCGCACAAGGTTTATTATCCCAGAGGCGTCACAGGATACTTCCAGGTCTGGGATGGAGACGGAAAAATGGCAATATGCGAAATAAATTGCAACTGCCACTAGAGTAATCATACCTAACATTAGCCACCTTTTCTGCTCTGGTAAAAGACGTTCATGCCAGAGTTTAAACCCTGGGAAATACTCTATTAGCAAGGATAGGATAGCACCTGCGATTAAAGATAAAGTTTCCTCGTTCATTGCACACCTCCGAAAAAAAAATCTAAAGAAATTATACTTTAGGTTTTTGTGGAAACGGCAATTTCGCAACATCCGCGTACTCCAAAATATGCGACACATCTACAATCGGAGTCTCGGTATCCAACCTCCACGTTCTCGGCAAATCCCTGAGTTCCTGACGATACTCCTGCCATGCTCTCTTATCTGCCACTACATCTGGCAGCATAATGTAGTCGCTCTCGGCAAGTAGTTGATTGCGATACTGGTGAATCCAGCGTTTGATAGTTGAAAATGTTGGTTTGTCTTTTGGAATTTCGACTAGATTACCTTCCTCATCTGACATAAAATTTATATTTTGTTCGTATTCCGTTTCTGCATTTTGTAATTGTTCTAATAATTTTTGTTCTGAGACTTCTTCTGTGTCCTTATCAGACAGCATTATTTCCACCCGCAAAGCAGGATATTTTTTAGATTGTGTATAAATTGAATTGTGGTTTGTACGATAGATGTCCATAAGACCTCCTAGAAATTGGTTGCGTAATAATGAAATTGTCCCATTCGTGGGTCTGAGACAGTTGCCCTGACAAATAATCCATGTCTTGTGAATGTTATACCAGGACTTATCGTAGTTCCACTTAAACCTACCCAAGCAATAAGTACTTCATCCCCTGCATAAACATATATATTTGTACTATCACGTAGTAATATTACTCTATACGCTTTGGAGGGTGGAAATTGGTCGCATAATTGTATTTCTGTTATTGTCCCATAAGCATTTTTTCGTAGAAACAATGCGACACCTGTAGGATATGACCCAACTCCAGATTTTAGATAAAGTTCTATGGAGTATTCATTTGCATTGTCAACGTAACCATTATCCATACGTATTCCTGCACTAGTTTGTTGCACGTCTGTCCCAATCCATGCCTCCATTTGAGAGTCATTCGTTGGAGCGGTTTGAGTCTTGTATAAGAAAAAAGTGCTATTAGCAACATTACTAAAAGCAGTAAGAAAATGATTACGAGAATTATAAGCAACAGCACCTGGAGTATATGTCCATCCAGTCCAATAAGAAGACATGTTGCTGGTTGTAAAATGGTCTCTTATAGTACTCTGAGGATATTTGGCTAAATACCCATCTGTATCCAACCCAAACCCATTTAATACCAAGGTCTTTCCAATTTGAATCTGCACTCCATCCGAAATCTCACTCATTACACTATTCCCAATCGCATTTGTCCCCGTGAATTTGGGAATAGTATTAGTTGTCCCTGAACCCAGCACTGCCGTTCCAGTCCCTGGCACGGTCAGTGTATAATCCTTTGTGCGCACCGTATTAGTGCGCTCGTTTTTGATCCCATTCTCGTCGATAGTGACTGCAGTGACGGGAGTAGTACTTCCTGTTGGAGTGACTTCCACGTCCAGCTTGGTACCATGTGCCGTGCTCGACCAATTTTGTGCCGCTCGCAAATTTATCCTTACCCGACTTCCACTAGACCAATCCGTGCCATCATGACCGAGAGCGGAAATCCGACCGAGCAGGTCGTTGTTCTGAACTGCTCCACTTCCGCTTTGGCGAGAGCGCCAAAAAGCCAAGAACGGATTATAACTATCGGTTATGCGTCGTATGTCTACATAGCCGCGAGACCAGAAGGTCTCGCCATAATCTCCGTAGATAGTGTTGCCGATAATTGCCAGAGCGTCCAAATCAGAATCATATTCGATACCCGTTATGGCTTTAATCTGGTTATTCACGTCCCAAAAGACGACTTGATTTTGCGACCCCGTACCTTGTGGGATGACTTTGAACTCCAAACCGTCTTCGGCAGATTTGACGGAGACAACCTTGTTGGCTTGACCTGAATAACTGTTCGGCGTATCCGTAAGACCGATAAACGTAGACGTCCCACCACTCAGGTCACCGTTTAGCTTTGTCAACGTGCCGTTGACGGTAATCGTGTCGTATTGCATCGCGTAAACTTGCAGCTCCTCCCCTGCCGCGACGAAAACCTTATTAGCGTAACTCCCGATTACCTTGACTACAGCCATCTATCCACCTCCAAAACTCGCTATTTGTAATCCGTAAGTCGTACCGCTAAAACCACAATGTGCGATTTGACCTGTACAAGCATAAGTCACGCATCCATATCCTTGTCCGGAAGTAGAAATCCCTTCGAAGTAACACAAGTCCGCGTAAAGTGTTGTTGCAGAATGGGGTCCCACGACTAAACCAGCAGCCGTCCCAGATGAAGTTGAAGCAAATGCGTAAACTCGACTCAAGGCAGCCGTTAAAGCAATTTGAATTGCATAAGTCGTCCCAGAACTGCTGTTGTTGACACGAACCAGCAGGTCTCGAAAGGAGTAACCCAACACTGAACAAGAAATTCCACGTACAAGGGTCGTAGAGTTCGCGCTGAACAAAAACGCAAGGTTATCCAGCGCAACGTTTCCGATAGTGATAGATACCAAGTTTCCGCTAACAAATCCAGCGGCATTGCTTATTACGGCTCCTTTTTGATAAGTGTCCAAAGAAGCGTTCCTCACAGGATCCCGAACTCCGATAAGTTTTATCCGCTTGTTGATGTTCAGCGTACTGTTGATTTGAATGTGCACAGCAGGGATGGTAATCGTATCGTAATCGGCAGCGGCACCGATCGCCGCTCGCAATCCGTCCTCGTCTGCCGTGTACCTCCGAACCTTCGATCCATAAAGCACGATTTCCGCTCCTGTCTCACTGCTGGACGTGCGCTTGGTAAGGTTAGCCAGCTGTTCGATGTCCCGCATAGCGAAAGGACGTAACCGCTCCCAAAGCTCATGCGCTGTCTCAGGCATCAGTAGACCTCCCCGATTTGATATGGACTGCTCCGACCCGCGATGCGACTGATGCGCCATTTACCCACGTGATATTCGACTTCCTCTGGCATAAAAGACACTCTAAGTTTAGTATCCTCGAGCAAATAATGTTCTCCAACTATCGGCACATCGAAAATATCTGCATAATAACGTGTTCTTCCGTCGGGAAGCAAGTAATAGTAATTGCTTTCTGTTGTTGGTTCTGTCGGTAGTAATTTACAAATTAACCTTCGGTTTCCATCTACATATGCAATCGCTCGATTGCTTTCCAACTTTAGAAGTTCCTTGAGTTCATATAGTGCTGTGTTATAGCCCTCACGAAAGACTCTCGTTTCTGTAGCAAAGTCTGCTTGGAATTCTACCCCACTCAGGAACTGTCCAAAATTTGTTACAATGTTTTGGATTTGTTCCTTGACGCTTCCCATTCCGATAAGTTCAAAGTTCAGATCTCCCTTTTGAGGGGCTGGTTTCCATTTCGACAAGTTCGTGTACCATAGATAGGGATCTCCTCGAGGATATCCTAAATCCAAATTCGTATCCACCATGAAATACTTACTCGCATCTACCGTTCCAGAGCGTTCAATCGTTATCCAATAAACCGTATTTGGATTCAAGTTAACAGCACTCGAAAATTCTTTTTCCACCCAATCAGAATAAGCTCCAATTTCGCTTGCGGGAATAGTAACAGTTGCCAAAGCAGTCCCAGGTACACCACTATTATCACTGCATAACTTTACAATCAAATCATCTGTAGGAGGGTTGTTCTCTGGATACTTCCACGGACGGATGCGGATTTTCTTTGCTGACCAGCCATCGGCAGAAAGCAATTGCACTTGTTGGGCGAGTTTTGGTCGGTCATCCTCTCCAATTTCTCGACCACCCGAACCTGTCTCCGTGTATGCTTCGTAACCTTTATCGTTTGCATAATATACCCAGTCCAAGGTTTGTATCAGACCAATAACGCCGACAACAACCTCATCTCCTCCCATGCCAGCGACGTCCAAGCCGATGCTAGGATCCTTGTGCAAGGTCAGATACTTGCTGGCTAGGGTATTTATTTCGCTCTCTGTTTTCTCCGAGACGGTTAGGAGTTTTTGCTTTTTTCCATAAGTTTTTATGCTTATGCTATCTTCGACCCATTCGGTCGCAATATTTTTGGATTCAATAGCGGATATGACTTTTACGCTATTGTACATATCCTCCAAACTGCTCTGCAAGGTCATTTGTCCATAGGGCACGCGGACATTATTAATCAACCCAAGCCATTTACCCTGTCCAGTTTCGTCCCATAACTCCACATAATTGCTTATTAGTGCTAGATACTCCTCTTCTACCCCAGCAAACGGTAAAATGACCTCTGCGCTAATTAACCCACCGAAGGATGCCAAAATAACCCGTTCGACACGAATGGAATTTTCAGCAAAAATTGTGTACAGGGAGTTTCGATTCAGTATTTTAGCATGGATCATGCTCGCGTCCTCGACCTCGCAAACGCTTGCACTTCGACACGTTTTAGGACATGTCCAGCTCCGCGCATTTTAAAATATACAACCCCATCCCGATCTGGTGTTAAGGTAAGATTACCACCTCCTCGAATAATCCAGTGATCGATTATTCGATTGTTGCTGTTTGCCACCCACGCTCGTCTTATAGCACCATCCACAAATAGGGTTTCACCAGTCTGCAAACCTCTTCCAGAAGCGGAAACAACCTCTACCACATCTCTTGCGGGAAAAATCTCCAAATAATCCAAATCTACAATAGTCGCAGTAGAAGCGATTGCCATCAAATGCAAATTATAAATCTCATTGTAGTCATTGGAAACCCTATGCAGCAAAGTCGAACGGAGCACACCGATTTTGCAAAGCTCTTCTGGATGACTTTCTGCTTGGAGCCATTCGGAGAATACTGCTGGATCTTTGCCGAACCTTACTCCAAATCTTACGTTGGAATTAGGATTTAAAATTCTGGCTAAAATTAGCAGAGCATCGAATTCTAAATTTGTTGGAGCAGACAATTCCCAGTGGATAACGCTCGTCCAGGAGGTACTTACAGATAACTCTTTGTAATATCCATACTGGTACAAATTGTAATTTGGAGCGCTCGGTTTGGTAGTTCCTCCCATGCCGTAATAAGCGTCGAGCACACGATTAGATTGTACATTATCAGACATCTGATTGCCGACGGATAGCAAAATTGAATCTATCGGCTGGCTATCTAAAGACTTTATACGAAGTTTTACAGGATAGCTGAGTTGACTTTGGAATTCTTGGAGATGGCTGGAATAAAAGTATTTCAAATAGCTGTAAAATTCTCCCAAAGATGAACCCTGGTTACTGGTTAAATTATCCACACGAACTGGATCTGTGGTGTCTTGATTAACGTGTGGATTGGAAATTTTCAAAGCGATCTCGGAAGACTCCCAATAAGCAGGGTGGGATATTTTAATTTCTACCTCTGGCTTTCGAGCGTTGATCCAATTATACCAATTTTCTCGGAGATTTATCTGCATGCTATCGATTGGAGTTCGATAGTAATTTGTCTCGCTATCTGTTACATCTCTTTCCAAATAAGTTCTTGGATACAATCGATTATTTGTCCAAAGGTTAACCTTGTCCAAAAACCATTCCAATTGACCCAGCAGCTCAACGTTTTCAGAAGCACTATTACCAAGCAAAGTCAAAACCAGTCTATCCTCATCTGTGTTAGATTCATACTCCAACACTCCAAATTTGTTACTGCTTTTTAGCACCAGCGTTTTACTGTACAAACCGTCCGTATAATGCAGTCGAAATAACGTCATGAGATAATCGCTCCTCTGCCTTGGAACGCACGCAGTCTAATTTCCTCCGCAACTTTGCGAGCGACCATATTGAGATCTAATTCATTGCTTATTTGTGCGTTGATAACCACATTTACAGATACCGTTTGAGACGGAGAAGTAGCTGTGGACGCGAGGACAGGGACGGATTGTAAGTTCTCTAAACCTTTCTGGTATCCAAAGGAAAGTCCAGCAGCCATTTGCTTTCCGATCTCAGCGAAAACTTTGCTCGGAGAAGAAATTCCAAGTATAGCTTTGATTGCGTTTATGACAGGGATTAGTGCTCCGCTGAACGCTACAGCAATGCGATAAGCGTTATCCAGTACACCTTTAATAATGCCATCCACGATTTCTTTGCCGATGACTACAAATTTGGACAAAGACAAAGCAGATCTAATTCTTCGAACAATCTCCTCCGAAACAAATCCAAAACGGTTTATCTGTCCAGCAACAGAATTATACATGCCAACAAATGCGTTAATAACTCCTGCTTTCATGGTTTCGATGGAATTAGATACTTTGAGCGTCAAAAGCTCCATAGCCATCCAAGCATACGTTCCGAAGCCCACAATGGCTTTGCGAGCGTCAATTTCTATTCCCGTCAACCATTTAATTAGAGGAGCGATAATTTTCTCTCCGATGTTAACCATCCATTCTCGCAAATGCATTGTGAATGCGTCGAAATCTCCTCGAATCAGCGCCAAAATCATGCCCAACTGATGGCGCATATTCACAAAACCAAAAACAAAATATCCTGTAATGCTCTCCCAAACCCTCTGCCAATCGATACCCATAGTGTTCATGGAAACACTAAGCTCGCCGAATTTTTGCTTGATCGCTTCGAAAGTCGGTAAAATACTTTCCATGTACAATGCAGTCAATTGATCTCGCATTCCAGCAAAATTGGTTTTCCAAGCCAAAGCCAACATTCCAACCAACAGAATAAGCAAACCTATCGGAGAAAACAATAAAGACAACAAAGACGCAATTCCAGACAGCATTCCAGACACAATTCCAAAAACTTTTATCGCAGCCAAAACCGCCAGAATAGCTTTTGCCGTTTCCAACAAAGAACCTTTGTTTTTGATGATCCACTCTACAACAGGTTTCAGCTTGGACGATAAAGTGTCGTAAACACGACCGACCAAAGGATCTATGTCGTATAAAGACTTTCGAAACTTCTCGCTAAAAAACCCCTCTCCAACCAGATTAGTCCAGGCATTGCGAATTTTCTCACCCCAAGTTTTAGACTTTTCGACTATCCTTTCTGCAGTTGGCACAATCACTTTTTCATAGGTTTCTTTAAAATTTTTACCAAAAATCCCAAGAGATTCCGAAAATTCCAACGACAAAGGTCCCGCAGTAAAAAACGCTGTTCCGACTTTTATGAGTTTTTCTGCTAAAACTCCAATGCTTTCTCCAATGGATTCCAAACGTGCCAACCCAGGTCCCAAAACCCAGTCTGTAAACTGAGAGACCAGGGGTTTTAGAACTTCAAAAACTCCTTGGAATAACCTTCTAAGACCAATTTCCTTCACGTCCTGCAGCGCACCTGCCAGTCCTGTCCAGGACTGTGCCATGGCATCCAGATTACCAGCATAATCTTCAGAGGCAACTTGTTTAAAGGCTTCCAAAAACGCTTTCGTTGAAACTTCTCCATCCTCTCCTTTTTTTTCTAAGCTCTCAAAACTTTCTCCCATCCGCTCCAGAACAGCTTTAACATCGATACCTGCATTCGTAAGTTGGCGCAAGTCCTGCAGCAAAAGTTTATCGGCACCAGAAATCTGTCCTAAAGCATAAGCCGCTCTACCCAGCTCAGCAGAAGCCAAACCTGAGCCTGCTCCCATGTCCAGCAAAGCTTGCGTCATTGCCTTAGTTTCCTCGATCGGAAGACCAAGACGAGCCATTTGCGCAAAACTGGAAATAACTTCAGAAGTAGCATACGGAGAGCGTATTGCCAAGTCTTCTATCCATTGTATCAGATCTTTGGTAGCGCCTCCTGCTTGTTGCAAGGCTTCCTGATAACTCAGAGCCCCATTCGAAGCCCGTTTTATATCTCTGGCTACCATGCCCTCCAACATGATGCTGAGACGCTCGAAGTTGGAAATAGAATTAAAAGCCTCTCTGCTTAATTGTTGTAAAGCAAAAACCCCGTTCTGCACAATATTTGCGCTAATAAAACCCATTGCAGTAGAAACAGCTTGTTGCAGAAACCCAAATGCCTGTCCTGCGGAGTGTCCTTCCGATTTTAAAGAACGCAAGGATCCCGCAACTCTCTGGATAGACGGAGAAGCAACATCTTGGGCAAGGATTCTAATTTTTACTTCTGGACTCATGTTCGATTTTTACGGCTCAACTTTTTCAGCTCTTTGTCTCTTTCTCTGGACAATTCTAAATAAGCCTCGAACCAATACAGAGAAAGGTTTTCTTCCACTTCCCATGGAGGGATGCCCCATTCTTGCGCCATTATGAGGATGTTTCTGGCATAGTCCCATTCGAAGCGTTCTCGAAAAAACGTGTATTCCCTCCAACACCAAAAACCTGCTGGAATAGAGTATCCGCTTCTTCCGCAGATAGATTTTCTAAAGCCTCTTCGATGGTACCGTTTTCCACTTGGCAAGCTGTCCGCAAAACGTGTTCCAGCAAAGCGTCATACTCTAAAAACGCTTTTGCCATTTCCTGCTTGGCTTGGGAGTCGTCTTTTTTGCTAAGCTCTTCCAACTCCAGCAGTTTTGCGGATAAACGGACAAACCTTTGACGCAGTTTGAACGTCCCTGGTCTCTTGTTAAAATCTGGCAAAACGAAAATTTTTAGCTCCCGTTGTTCCGTGTCCATACTTATAGACTGTTCTTTTCGTTTTTGACGATAATTTTAAGCTGGGTTGCCAGGGTCGATTGGTATATCGCTTTCCAAGTCATTTCTACCGTGGCATTTCCATCTCTTTCGGAGAAAAGTGTAATGGGCTCGGCTAAAACGCCTGGCATTTGGATTTCGAATAAACGTTCTCCCGCACCCGTTCCAGTCCCGAAACTTACGCAGATAAGTCTTCGGGTAAGTCCTGCTGTTAGATCGTCTAGAAGACTTTTCGAACTGCTGTTCCACTCGTAAATCATCCGAAGACTGATATCCCACGCAGCTTCTCCGAACGCTTCTGGTTGGGCATTGGAAGAAATAAATTTCTTCAGATGTCGAGCCAAATCCATGGACAACTCGAATTCGATAAGTGTCCCTGTTACAGGAGTAGTTTTGATGGTTCCTGTGAAGGAATCCAAATAGAAAGAACCGTGCTTTACTGAAACGTATTGCACGTCTTCCAAAGAAATTGTTTCAAAACTCGATTGCGTTGCCAAAGTTCTCGCAAGACACTCCAAAGACAGTGTGACGTCTTCTCCCGCATTGCCAGAAATTGTTAAACTGTTCGCCAGTAAACCTGCAGCTCTGTAAATTCCAGCTCCAGCGAATCCGTAATAAGCCGTAAAAGATTTTGGATTTGACGGAGCGGAATACGGAGCGTTGAACGTCCATGTATAAGGACCCGAACCTGTGGGAGTTGGCTCTCCGAAAACCATCGCAAGAGGGTAAAGGACGTGTTGGTAGGAAACGTCCATCTCCAAGGATGCGCTGATCTCTGGAATGCGCTCCTTAATGATACTGGGTGTAAAATGACCCACCTCACCCTTGATCTCCAGAGCAGGATCGAACTCAAAACTCAGATCATTAATTCCACGCAACTCCTGGGTCGGTGTAACTGCCGTTCCCCAGGTGGTTTCTTTTCCGATTTGTAATCGACGCAACCCATAAACTGCCATTATTCACCTCCAGATTTTTTAGTTTCTTGTGGAGTAACAATTTTCTTTTGAGAGGGCTCCATTGGAGCATAAAGTCCTGTTCGGATAAGCTCCTCTGGAGACCAACCTTTGGTTTCCAATTCTAAAATGTCTTCTGCATCCAAATCCCTCGCTGGAACCCCAAGCAAATAACCTTTTCCGATATAACGCAACTTTTTCATTTGTTAATTACCTCCAGAGTTATCCGTGAACCCAAATACATAACGTCTGCTACCTGGATAGTTTGCATCCCACCGCTGGAACAAGTTTCTATATGGTCTGCACTCCCTCCAAGGGTTGGATCTTCTATTAGACCTTCCATAACCGTTTGGATAGCGGACTCCAAAATTGCTCTTTGCTCTGGACGGATCTTTTGTGCTACAGGATTCGCAATAACATCAATAAACCAAACGGAAGTCCACATAACGGAAAGACCTCTCCAAGAAGCACTCAACCTTTCCAACCCCAACCAAGCTAATGGAAGGTTAGCTGTATTTACGTTAGCAGGTAAATCATCTAAACACGTAAAAGACTTGGCCAAAATAGCATTTTTTATACCTGTTCGAACAGAAGACAAGCTAAAACTCATACCAAGTACCTTCTGTAGGGTTTAATTTGGATCATAACATCCTTTGGAATCCCCTGTGGAATAACGATCTGGCCGACCTCTGGCATGGCTGTTACGTCGAAAACCTGCGAGTCCTTCTGCCGATATAAAAAAGCAGCCAACCTCGTGCAAGCCATTTTTATGTCTGCTGGGACTTGAGCCGAAAAACCCCAGCTCCCAGACACTTCCCAAAACGCTGCATCTAGATCGGATGGATAGTAGAAATTTTTCAACTTGATTTTAGTTTTGGCTTCCGAATTTTTCGGCAGAAGGACAATGTCTGCTGGAGGGATGGTAACAGAATCCAAAACCAAAGAGTTCAATTGCAAAAGATCCTGATCTAGCAGGATCTCGTCTCCTCGCTCCCAAGCAAAATAACGGGTTTCCGTTCTAGACTCAAAATATCTAGAAGTGTAGTTCTCGATTATTGCTTTGGAAGCGTTGATGCAATTTTGCAGGATTGTGTCGTCCGAAGACGACACAATCCCGAGATAAGTTTTCAGCTCTGCTAAAGTTATCAAGCTCATACAGAGATCAACCCAGTCAGGAGACCTGCATAAACCGACGCAGTAGGAGAGGTTCCAGCCAAAGTGATTACGCTCCGCACAAATGGATAAGGTAAATCCACATTTACCTCCACCGATCCTGCAGCAGAGATCGCAGTCGTCGTAGCACCAGGGATATCCGTCCAGTTGGAAGTGCCATTCGCGCTACCCTGTAGCTTAACCGTAACCGTGGGATTGGTACCTCCAAGTTCACCCACGGAAACGATCATTTTGGACTTCCGTCGGGTGGATACCTTTTCTGTTTTTAGATTTACGGCAGTCCCATTGGTGGAACCTGCCCCAGACAACGCTTTGGCATTTGCCAGAGAGATAACTTTATACTGTCCTAACACAGCTCACCTCCTAAATTATGAAGTAGCACACTTCTGCACGCGGAATCGCCAGGGTTCCAAAGTCATTCCACCCACTCTCTTGCGTGCCAAGAATAAAGTGGTGTTGAGTTCGGCGTAAACCTCAGACAACCTCTGGATGGACAATCCAGTGCGATCCGCAATTACGTAACCTGCAAAGTCGCCAAATAGAATCGGATAAGCGTTTGCAGCGCAATCTGGCATAAACTCATCCAACACAATGGGTTTGCCTTTGAGATTGTCGAACTCTCCCGTCTGCAGAGAGGCTGACATCAGACTAGAGACGATATATCGGTTGGAAGAGTCTTTTAGCTTTTCGATGACCTTCTGCGTTGGCGAGTTCATAACCCAGCGAGCATTGCGACGATATTGTGCAGGGAGAGCATAATACAAATCAATTAACCCATCCGCGGTGAGAGAACTAGCATTACCGGAGGGTACAGCAGCGATGTCCGCACCTGCTTCCTGCAAAATGCCTCTGGGCTGTCGAATACCTGTGCCGTTGATAAAAGCCTCGTCTTCTCCGAGAGCAAATGCCTCTCCGAACAGACTGGTAAGTAGCCCAGCCACGTCTACAGCAGAGTCCTCCAAAAGGTCGTTGGAAACTGGAGCGCTCGCCATAGCCGTATGCACGTCAATTTTCTTCAAACCGAACATGCTTGTAAGACCAGCAGCTCGATGCTCTGTGGAAGTCGCAGGAAGCTCCCCTGTCCAGGTGAGTCTTACGGTAGAAGTGTATATATCGTCCGCAGTGTAATTCAGCACGGGAAATGGAACAGAATCTCTGCTGGTCGTAATTACCCGACAGAATTGACGGATCGTAGACATGGCAGCGATTTTCTTGAGCAGAGCACCCATCGTGTCAGGAGGCACCAAAAAACCTCCCGCAGGATCTAAACCTTCTTGTAATTGTTTGCGATCTGACGGAGACATGTAATCGAGACCTTTAACCATGTAAGCTTCGAAAACTTTGTCGTAACCTTTTTGCAACGTTCCCACAGGGATGCGATATTTTACCTGTCCAACTTCGATCCAGGATTTTTCGTCCACTGCAACATCTGGTACGACCGTTTCCGTCCAGGTTACCTTTGGTTTTTCTGCCCAGCTTTTTAGCTCTTGCACGGTAGATTGCAGCTCCTGTTGCTCTTTGAGACTTTGTGCTTTTTGAACTAATTGCTTGTATTCATCTAAATTCTCGACCAGATTACCTTTTTCCAGTTCTTCCAGGCGAGACAGAATTTCGTTTAAACTTTCCATCTTTTTACCTCCATCAAAATTCTATAAAGTTTTGGATCGAAAATCGAAATCCATTCGTCCCAAAGCTCTTTCCGCAAGTGCATCGGGACAATTTTTGCAGCTTGTACAAGGATATGAGCATTTTCCACTGACTTGAAGTCGGGTGGTTGCTTGTCCATTTCCTTGTAATGCTGCGCCAAATGATTGTAAACTCCTTCCCGATCTGCCTCTGGAATTTTTACCCCTCCCCTGGCTCCCATCAAAGCCGCCATCGCGGCTCGAACACCGTTCCAAACCGCATTGCCTACTCCACTTTTGGACGGAGAATGGTGAGGCAACTTCAAATCTCCGAAAGTTTCTGGAGGATAGTTTACGGAGAAAGCATAATGATTCGCAATGCGCTTTTTTTCTGAAGTGTTTAAATTCTCGAAAGAATTTTCATCTGTAAAATCGGAAAGATTCGGAGCATTCCACTCAGACTCCAAATCAATTCCATAAGAGTGGAACGGTATTACCGTTTTCTGCACGATCCTTGTCTCTGGATTTGCACCCCAGTTTACAAAGGATAAATCCCACAGAATAACCTCCTGGATGTGACGGACGTTATCCTTTAGATACCATTTATTCTTCACGATATCGAAACCAATGGAAGCTTCTCGCACTGCTCCAGCTTTAATAGCCTGATAAACTTCTTGTGCACGAACAGTCGGGAGAAATTTCACAACTCCCTTTAGGACGGTTTCCACACCTGATTGTTTTAGATCTTCGGAGAATTTGTCGGTTTCTTCCAGGGAATGCAAAACCCCCACAGGAACCTCGTCAAATTTGTGTTGCCACAAAACTCGAATTCTGTTACCTCTTTCTTTTATGGTTTTTTTGAACGCTCCAGGATAAATTCGGTCATTCACTGAATCAATGTTCCCTGTGGTCGCAAAAATCGCTTCCACTAACCCCTCTTCCGATAGAAGCTCTGGAGAATGGGAAATTGTTTTAACCTCCATGTTTTTATTATACCTCCATTTTTCTACAAATCTTTAAGCATTCGATCTATGGCTTTGGTAAAGGTTTCTATTATTTCTGATTCACCTTTCTGCATTACATCTGCCAACCTCCACCAGCGTTTAGCGTGATACCAAACTTGACCTTTGCCTTGCGCATCGCCGATAACGTATTTAGCATATTGCACGTTTGTACCTACCCAACCAATTTTTCCATTGGATTCTACGTAAGATTCTGCATCCGGATTGCCCCGACCTTTTAACACGGCAAGACTTTTTCCCAGACGCATTGTTCTGCGGGTAGGACTTTTTGCATCTGATGGGTAAGGTGGATAAGGTGGTACAAGCTCCAACGCTCTGTAAACAGCAGCTTCCATGCCTTGATGGAGGATTTCTCGGAATGTGGGTTCGGACAGTTTAAGTGCTTGTTCGATGTCTACAATTATCTCAACTTGCATTGGAAGTTTCTTCCCACTCCGCAATAATCTTTTCTATCTCTCGCCGGGTTTGCTCCGCAAGCAGTTTACCCCATTTTTCCATCTCTTTTTCTGGATTGCCGCTTAGATGTAACCAATCCGCACTGTCCGATCCAGGCACCACAACATAATAACCGTTTTCACCCATGTAAACAAGAGTATCCGACATAGATTTTTTAACTCCTTTCTGCACTAAGTAATACATTCCATTTTGAATTACTCTAACACGATCCACAGCAGTCCCTAAAACTACAAATTCCTGCTCATTGTGGCAACCAAAACCCGTATAACACGATCCAATAATGCGGGATCGTGGAATTTTGGCACAAACTATTATAAATCCGAAATTAGCAGCAACACTCATGCTCAAACTCCAGGATTCCATCGCATTTCCATAATACTCTACCACCTCTCCAGGTGGAAATTTAGCCAAATCTTTGTCGGGAACACTAAATCCTCGAAAAAGTGTAACATATTCTGGCAAAACATCCTTTAGGGTCTCCTGGGAGTACCTATACATCTCCCGTAAAAATTCTTCTTGGTGGGTTATAGCTTGGATGATTGCTTGCGAGTATCTATTAACAATAAATTCCACTAAACTTTCATTGGTCGTTAAAGTTTTTAGAACATCCGATTTCAACTCTTGCACAATTTCTCGTATTACCAAACTTCCACCAAAATCCATAAGATGACCCCCATAAAAAGTCCAATCTTTAGCGACTAAGTCGGATAAAAGAAGTTCAATTTTTCCAAGATACCAATTCCCATTTTCATCTTTTAGTATTTTAGTATCGACACCCAATTTTAAGAAAATTTTTAACCTGTCAACTTCAATTTGTTTCAGTTTCTCCAAACCTGTCCCAATGATTTCCACATATTTGGAATTTTGCCATTCTGGCCACCAGGTTTTAAAAATTTTATGCGCTAAATTCTGTAAAGCTATAGACAGAGCCTGGTCGTTGGAAGCAACAGCCCAGGCTTTGATCCAGGAATTAAACACATAAATGGGTTTTCTGATCCCTTTAGAATCCAGAATCCTGCTAAACTGCAAAGAAATAAAATTCTTAAGTTGAGAGGAAAAATCCCAGTCCTTTGGAATAGATTCCTCTTGCGCAATTAATTTTTTGAAAAACGAATTCAAAGCTTTCCTGAGTTTAGTATTTTCCTCATAAACCCTATCGACAAGCACATGCACATCGGACTCATCTGGCGGAAAAGCACTTTTGCGGAGAGGATCCTCCAAAACCGCAGGATCTGGAACCGCAGGTAAAGCCTCCAAAGCTGGTGCAACCCTGTAAAGATCTGGATTTACCGCTGGACGTATAGCGCAGCGACAGTTCACGTGTGCTGGAGGATTGTCGACATCTACACTAAATTGCGCCATTTTTTCCACCACTTTGCCTTCCAAACCCCCACACACTGGACAAACCTTCTCGTCCATAGCTGTAAACCACTTTTTCCCATACACCCACGGAGTCTTTTCCCAAACTCGCAGGTTTGTCTGCGCATAAATCCGCGTAGACTCCGTCATGGCTATTTTTTTGGATCTGTCCGCGGAGAAAATCCCTGATTGCTGAATGCGTTTTACCAGCCAAGAGTGCGGATGTCCTCCTCGGATGTACTCGTCGAAAATCTCTCTAAGAAATTTTGCCGTGCTAGCATTAATGCCAGACACCATCTCGAAACCGTAAGTGGCTATAAACTCTGGCAGATTCGGGTCGAATTGGTGCAAATTCAACCCAACCGCTGGATTGGTTAATTGCAAAGACAACTTTATTTGCTTCTCCAAAACCCCCATTTGTCTTTGGAGATCGCTCCAAAGTCTTTCTAACTCTGACTGCCAGAATTCCTCCCAAGTTTTGCTCATGGAGTTTCCACTTTTCTAGCCCACTGCAGAAAATTTCTCTCTGTCTTTGGCAGCTCCTCCTGCCAAAACTGCTCCAACGGCTCTGCGATTAGATCCTGCGCTTTGCGGATGTAAGCATTTAATTCTTCTTCAGATGGTTTCAATGGCTCTGAATTGCTTTTGGAAACTTTTTTGACTTCTTCAGGATCTACCCTAGAAATGGATTCTAAATCCATTTGCTTTAGCATCGGAGACAACCTTTCGTCTTGCTCAAACCCTTCCATATCCAAATATTGTCTAAATTCATTTACAGTAATAATACCGTTCTGACAAGCTTTAAGCAAAACATCCAGCATACCTTTGAAATCGTTTTGCAGAACCATAATTCGACTGTAGTCCCACTCCCCTGTAGCATCAAATTCAGATAAAATCTGATTTTGAACCACATCCAGAATGTCTTCCATTTGCGGTATGAGAACGTTCGTCCAAAACGTCCGCAAAGCTTGCTCGTAATTGCTGAACGTGGAGCGCTCCAAACCTCCAGGCAAGTTCAGCAAAATCGGAGAAACTCCAAAAACCGCACAAATTCTGGATTCCAACTTGGAATCCATATCACTAAAATCGAA